ACATACAGGGGATGGACTGTCTGCTGGCACAGGAAGAAATGAAAAAGGCCGCCGCAATGCTGGACAAAAGAAAGGCGGCTATCAACGGCCTGAAAGACGGCGGACAGAAAAAAGTGCTGTGGTTGCGATATATCTGCCACTATTCCTGGCGGGATATTGAAAAGGCATTGGGTTATTCCCGCCGCAGCCTGTTTTATATCCATAACAAAGGGGTGGAGGGGATTAAGGTGGGGGAGTAAAAATGAAAAAGGCTCTTTCAAAGCCTGTGAAGTATCTTCGATATGAAATATCGGGGATATGAAATACCTGCGGTATGGGGGAGAGTGCAGGTTTTGTGCTTGTGAGATTCTTCGTCAGCGGTGTTGACTCAGAATGACAGGATAAAACCCGAGTCTGTCATACTGAGCGAAGTGAAGTATCGCATAAGCACAGAGTAGAACATTATGGTATTACTGATTTTACCACACCCTCTATAAGCAGGTTGTTCATAGTATCGTGAATAATGTTACTTTCGTGCCGAAAGTAACCAAAGGCCCGGGGCGTTGCGATTCGCCCCGGCCCCCTAACGCTGCACAAGTGTGGAATGCTACGCCTGCTACAAATCGCGGAAATTTTAAACCTTGCTCACTTCGTTCACGCGCTGGAAAAATTTCTTCGCGATTTTCGCAAGTATCTTTCCACCTGCTGCGCCCTGGAAATCTACTTGCTTTCCGCAGGCTGCGCTATCTTTAATCGGGGATTCTCCCCGAACCCCTTTTATATGCTCTGGTTTGATTAGAGTATTGCATAACCACAGGGGTGGAAAATAGCTGGAGAGGTGGAATGGAGAGGGCGCAGCGCCTCTCCTGATAGTAAATATGTATTTGCCGATATAACATTAACACTCGTGCGCGTTGCGTGCGGACTGCACGCAGTAGCGTTGCTGTATGTAAGGCAGTATGGTACATATTCCGCGTTTAGGGGTGTGGGGGAATCGCAACCCCCACGCTTTTGGTACTTTTCTCGCAGAAAAGTACAGAAATTCACGATACTATAAACAACCTGCTTATAGAGGGTGTGGAAAAAGTAGTTATATCGTATAACTCTGCTATTGTGGATATGCGATTCTTCACGGCAAAGCCGTTCAGAATGACAACCCTCCCGCCCCGTTGGGGCACCCTCCCTTACACAGGGAGGGCTTGGTGGGGGGAGAGTACTGCTCTTGCGGATGTGCGATTCTTCGTCAGCGGTGCTGACTCAGAATGACAGAATAAAACCTGAGCGTGTCATGACAAATGCTCCACTCTTACCCTTATCAATACCCTTACTGCTTCCCTTACCACCTTAAACCATAAAGGAGAAAAATATGAAATATACAAAGAAAAAAGGCAGGCCGCCGGCAAGAAAGGCCTTCCGACCGCTGATGGAAAAGCTGCTGGCTTTGCCGGTGAACGGCGGCATTATTGAAAATTTTGACACAGACGGCACAGCCAGGGCCCTGTGGGGCAAAGAAAGTCTGTCCCCAGCGGAGATAATAGCCGCCACGCTGACGGTCAAGGCTATGAAAGGGGACTTGAAAGCCTTTGAGATTGTCCGCGAAACCGTGGGGGAAAAACCCGGTGCAAAGGCGGAGGCCGACATAAAAAATATTCCGAAAATAGTGGTGAAAAGACGTGACGATGAGTAAAAACATAGAGATACTGCCGGTTTACTTTGACTGGCTGATTGAAAAGAATTATCCGGTAAATCTGCTGGTGGGGGGCAGAAACAGCGGCAAAAGCTATTTTATGCAGCAGCTGGCGGTTATAAAAACCCACAACTGCCCCGACTACACACTGCTGGTTATCGAAGACATAGAGGTGAACATCGGCGCCGGGGTAAAGGACGGCATCGAAAGGCGCAGCGATGAACTGGGCATCGGCAGCCTGTACACTTCTCTGAAAAGTCCCCCGGAAATCCGCCATATCAACGGCAACAAGGTGCTGTTCAAAGGCTACCGCACCGACGACCAGCAGAAACAGGTGAAAAGTCTAAACGAAATCACTGCTGCCTGGTACGAAGAGGCGGAAAACATTACCTACAATCAGTTCAAAGCTCTGCGAATGCAGCTGCGCGGCGGCAGACAGCAGGACAGACAGCTGTTTTTAACCCTGAACCCTGTAAACGAAGGGGGCTTTGTCAACCGGTTTTTCTTCAAAAGACCGCCTGCAAAGGTGTTTGAATATTTCCCGGACGGCAGACCAAAGGTTTTTGAAGTGACGCTGGGCAAGGGGGCGGCGGCTCTGCCCTGTCTGGTGGTGTGCACCACCTATCTGGACAACCCTTATCTGACAGCCGACCAGCGCGCCGACATCGAAGAACTGAAAGACACCGACCGGGACCTGTACGCAATGCTGGCCCAGTGCAAATTTGTAAAGCCGGCGGGGGCATATTTTTCCGAATTCCAGATTGGCGTTCACACCTGCGCCCCCTTTGAAATACCGGCCCACTGGCGCAGATACCGCGCCTTTGACTACGGGCTGGATATGCTGGCCTGCTACTGGATTGCCCTTGATGACAGTGGCCGCGCCTATGTGTACCGCGAACTGTATGAAAGCGATCTGATTATCAGCGACGGGGCGGACAGAATCAGCCGGCTGACCGGGGGCGAGGTCATTTACGAAACCTTTGGCCCGCCGGATTTGTGGAACAGGCGACAGGAAACCGGCAAAAGCGCGGCGGAACTGTTCAGCGAAAAGGGACTGTGGCTGACAAAGGCGTCAAATGACAGGGTGGCCGGCTGGCTGAATGTGAAAGAGTGGCTGAAAGTGAGAAAGGACCCACAGGGCAGGGATATGGCGGACCTGGTGATTTTTGACTGCTGTGAAAATTTAATCCGCACCCTGCCGGCGCTGACAAGGGACAGGGCAAACCCCAGCGATGTGGACAGCAAAACCAACCACGAACTGACCCACGCCCCAGATGCACTGCGATATTTTCTGGCCGGCAGACCAGCACCAAACGGCGCGAAAAAGGACAAAAGGGTGTATAACTTTGCGGCGGAAAAACAGGCTCGGCCGGCAGATGAGATTGTGGTGGTGTAGAAAAAATGAAATACGTTTCCGGGAAACGTATTAAATATCTTTGATATGAAATATCTGCGGTGTTTTACACCTATAAGCCATCCCTGTGCAATGGAGAGTGGGTGATTATGCTCTTACCACACCCTCTGTAAGCAGGGTGTTTGCAGTATCGTGAATTTCCGTACTTTTCTGCGAGAAAAGTACCAAAAGCGTGGGAAGCGCAGCGACAGAGTGGTATTTCACGCAGTGAAATAAGCCGAGCCGGTCATGCGAGGCTGACGGAGGCGATTCCCCCACACCCCTAAACGCGGAATATGTACCATACTGCCTTACATACAGCAGCGCTACTGCGTGCAGTCCGCACGCAACGCGCACGAGCTTTATATGTGTGTCGGCAAATTCATATTTTATATGAGGAGAGGTGCTGCGCCCTCTCCGTTCCACCTCTCCAGCTTTTCGCAATACTTTATATCATTACTATTCGGGGATATTCCCCGAACCCCTTTTAGTACTCTAATCAAAGCAAAGTCTCTGTCATACTGAGCGCAAGCGAAGTATCGCATAAGCACAGGGCATAGCCATGTTATAAAAACTTAAAAAGGAGAAACTATGGAAATTTCAATAATTGTATTTACAGCCGTTGCTGTTGCGGCGGTGTTCTGCACAGGCTTTGGGGCAGGTGTGGCTGCCGGCTGTGTTATGGTCGCAAAACCTGTAAAACCTTTGGCTTTTACAGCCCCACGGCCTGTGGAAAGGGCTGAAACCGACAGCGAAAGACTGGCGCGTCTGCTGGCGGAAAACGTGGAAAACTACGGCACTGACAGACCGCAGCAGGATATTGTATAAATATCGATAACTGCAGATGTTTTGTTGAATTTTGTGGGAAACTGTCGGAATTTGTCACAATTTGCAGATAAATGTGGAAAGGGAAGATGACTTTTGTGATGGGTGACGAAGCTGACCGCCGCCAGTGGCGGATAAAGGGAAGCGGAGGAAGGGAAAACAACGAGCAGACAAGACTGGCTTTAGCCTGTCGCCGTATGCGACGATTGTTTTTCAGGGTCTAAGACGGGAGAACCGCCCCGCTACACTCGCATGACCGGCTCGTGTTTTTGCTTCGCAAAACCGCTCTGTCGCTACGCTTCCCCGCGCTTTTGGTTCTTTTCTCAAGAAAAGAACATAAATTCACGATACTGCAAACAACCTGCTTATAGAGGGTGTGGGAAAAGTAGTAATAATGTACTGCTCTTGGGGGGATGTGATTCTTCACTGCGTTCAGAATGACAAAAATACCGCCTGCATAACACAAAAGCTTTGCACTCTTTTGCACTTTTTGGTGTGGTAGTTTGGGGGTAGGGAAAAGGTGGGGGCTCTGCTCTTGTGGACATACGATTCTTCGTCAGCTATGCTGACTCAGAATGACAAATACTCTGCTTTGGTCAGGGTATTAAAAAGGTGCTGTCCCACACCTTTTCACACCCCCTTCATCTTCCCCCATCCAACAAAAAACTTTAACGAGGTGAAAAATGATAAACGAAACTGATATCTGGAAAGATTACCGGCGCGGCAGGGATTATTTGAACAGCATAAACCTGCCCGCACAGGTGAGAACCTGTTTTGACATGGTGGCCGGCGACCAGTGGCGCGGGCTGAAATACGGCAAGGAAAAACCGCCGCAGCTGAACATCCTTTACCCTATAATGAAATCTTCCACCGCTCTGGTGGGCCAGAACGTGATGACCATAGAGTACATCACAGACAACTGGGGGGCAGACAGGCAGAATCTGATAAAGGTCTGCGAAAAGCTGAACAGCTATACCCGCAGTGTCTGGGAAAGGCTGAAAATGGACCGGCAGAACTGGCAGATTCTGCAGGACGCCTTTATCGGCGGCAGCGCGGCTTACTGGTTTTATGACGATTCCGCCAGCGGTGCCCCGGGCAAAATTATGGCACAGCAGCTGGACACTACTGCTCTTTTTCTGGCTGACGAACAGCAGCCGGATATTCAGAAACAGCCTTACATACTTATTGCCGCCAGAAAACAGCTGGAAGATGTAAAGAAAACTGCAAAGGAAAACGGGCTTTCCGACGACGAAATTGCCAGAATTGTCCCTGACACTGACCCCGAACTGCAGACAGGGGACAGAAGAGAAGTGGCCGGCAGCAAAAAGGTTACACTTATCACAAAACTGTGGAAACAGGACGGCTGTGTGCATATTGCCCGCGCCACCAAAACCGCCCTTGTCCAGCCGGACACACAGCTGAAAGGCCTTTCCCGCTACCCCATTGCCATCTATCTGTGGAAACCCAAAAAGGGCAGCGCCAGGGGTCAGGGGGACATATGGGACAAAATTCCAAACCAGATTTCCATAAACAAATCCCTTTTCCGTATGGAACAGGCTTTGAAAGCCAACGGCTACCCTATCAAAGTCTATCAGCAGAACGCCATCGATGCTGACGGCGTCAGCAGGCTGAATCAGCCCGGGGCATCCATTGCCCTGAAAGGTATGGGCGGTCTGCCACTATCAGACATTATCGGCTATCTGCAGCCCGGGGACATTTCCCCTTATGCCAAAAGCTACTGGCAGGACCTTATCGGTCTGACCAGGGATTTGTCCGGCAGCGGCGACAGCTTGGAAAATATCAATCCGGAACAGGCTTCCGGTGCGGCTATCCAGGCGGTGCTGGACGCGAAAATGCTGAATGTAAGTATGCAGGTGGCGGCTTTCCGACAGTTTGTGGAAGACATCGCCTGGATCTGGTACGAAATGTTTGTGGCCTATAACCCCGGTGGGCTGACTGTCCACAGCGATGAAGGCACGGTGCACATCACCCCCCAGCAGCTGAAAGGGCTGGAAATTGACATCAGGGTAAAGGCAACCCCGTCTTCCGCCACCCACGCCGCCATCAAGGACGCAAGGCTGAAGGAACTGCTGGAAAAAGGGATTATCAGCTTTGAAGAATATGTCAGCGTGCTGGCAGAAGATTCTACTATGCCGGTGGATGCGCTGAAAAAAATTGCCCGGGGGCGCAGTCTGCCGCCTGTTGTCCCTGTGGAAAATGTGGAACTGACGGGAGGTGATATCTATGAAATGCCCATACTGTAACGGCGAAATGCTGGTGGACAGAATTGTGGAAAAGGCACAGAAGGCCATCAGCGAAGTGCACTGGAAATGCCCAAATAAACAGTGCGAAAACTATGGATACAAAGTGAAGGAAAAAGGGGAGTAGTGGATATACTCTGCTCTTATTGTTTCCCTGTCATACTGAGCGAACAGAGTGAGTGAAGTATCGCATAAGACAGGGGTGGAGAGTAGCTGGAGAGGTGGAACGGAGAGGGCGCAGCGCCTCTCCTTATAATTAATGTGTACTTGCCGATACAAGATTAACACTCGTGCGCGTTGCGTGCGGCTGCACGCGATAGCGCTGCTGTATGTAAGG